ACCCACCGCGTAAGGCAGTTTATGAACTACTACATCACGAATGTGATGGAAGAGTACACGCCAGAACTTGACCAGATGCTGTTTTACTTGCCGTTGGCGGGTTCTACCTTCAAGAAAGTGTATTATGACGACACTTTGGGCCGTGCGGTAAGTAAGTTTATCCCTGCCGAGCACCTTGTGGTGCCGTATGAGACGACCGATCTCGAAACAAGCCCGAATATTACGCAAGTTTTGCGTATGAGCTTGAATGATTTGCGTAAAAAGCAGGTATCCGGTTTCTATTTGGACATCCCGGTCATCCCGGCACAAGAAGAAAACGACTCTGTTTCGACAGAAGTGGACCGTATTGACGGTATTTCACCTTCTCAGATCGACTATGACTGCACCATTTTGGAGTGTCACGTTGATTTGGATCTAGAGGGGTACGAAGAACTAGATGATGACGGCGAGCCGACCGGTATTAAAGTGCCGTATATTGTCACAATTAGTCAGGACAACGGGCAGGTATTGTCGATTCGCCGCAATTATCGCGAGGATGACGAATTAAAGCGCAAAATACAATATTTTGTGCATTATAAGTTCCTCCCGGGCTTTGGTTTTTATGGTTTGGGGCTTATTCATACCATTGGCGGGCTGTCACGGACCGCCACAGCGGCACTGCGACAGTTAATCGACGCTGGTACGTTGTCCAACCTCCCAGCGGGCTTCAAAGCCCGCGGACTTCGTATCAGGGATGACGATGATCCGTTGCAGCCCGGTGAGTTTCGCGATGTGGACGCTCCCGGAGGGGCTATTCGTGACAGCCTGATGCCGCTGCCCTTCAAAGGCCCGGATCAGACATTGTTCCAGTTGCTGGGCTTTGTCGTGAACGCGGGTCAACGTTTTGCCACGATTACAGACATGAAAGTCGGGGACGGCAACGAGCAGGCTGCTGTCGGCACGACCCTTGCGCTTCTGGAACAGGGCTCTCGTGTGATGAGTGCCGTCCATAAGCGCCTGCATTATGCCATGCGTCTTGAGTTCAGGATGTTGGCGCGTGTGATGTCGGAGAGTTTGCCACCAGAATATCCGTATTCGGTAGAGGGTGCGGATGCCACGGTCAAGGCGAAGGATTTTGACGACCGCGTAGATGTTGTACCGGTTTCGGACCCGAACGTATTCAGCCAAGCCCAGCGCATTGCTTTGGCGCAAACCAAGTTGCAGTTGGCTGGCGCGGCTCCTGAGATGCACAACATGTATGAAGTGTATCGGGACATGTATGACGCTTTGGGTGTGAAGGATGTTGATCGGATCATGCGTAGGATCCCGGACGACGAGCCGATGCCCAAGGATCCTGCACAAGAGAACATTGATTCAATGGACATGATTCCGTTGCAGGCGTTTGAGGGTCAGGAGCATGAAGCGCACATCATGGCGCATATGATATTTGGCTCTACGCCGATGGTTGCGGGAATGCCTGCCATTGCCATGGCTCTTCAGAAGCACATCATGGAGCACGTAAAAATTGCTGCTCGTGAGAGGGCGGCTGTTGCATTTATTCAGAGCAGGCAGGCCGCGGGCGGCGAAGCGGCCACTGAGGAAGAAATGCTGCAAATTGAGGGACTTACAGCACAGTTTGTTGCTGAAGGTATGCAGCAGCTTAAAGAGATGTCTAAGCAGATATCGGGCGAAGGTCCGGATCCGTTGGTTCAGCTTAAGGAGCAGGAGCTTCAGATCAAGGCACAGGCTGAGCAGGCGGACGCACAGAATGACCAAGCCAAGTTGCAGCTTGATGCACAGAACCAGCAGATGCGGGCGGATCAGTTCCAGCAGCGGTTGGCGGCGCAAGAGCGGCAGACACAGGCACGGATTGATTCCGCAATGCAGCGTGAATTGTTAAAGCTTGGAAGGGGCGGACAATGATTGATAAGTCGATCCGATACTTTGAAAAGGGTGGTGAGGCAAAACCTATCATAGGTGTTGACGGTAAAGAATACGGCTCCGTAGAAGCGATGCAGGAGGCGATGCGGCAGGATCATGCTCGACGGATGCGTGAGACCGCTTTGGCTGGGGGCGCTGACGAGGGGTTTGTAAATTCAGATCAGTTTAACCAGTTCTTGCAAGAAAATCCGCACAACGCGATATATGCGGCAGTTGTTATGGATGACCCTTACGGTTTTGGAACAAGCCCCGTTACTTCATCAATGGCTAAATATTACACTGATTACTTAACTGATACGGATCAGTTAAGTAAAATACGTCGTTTTCAAGAGGGTAACAAAGATGGGCGTTTGGGTCCGGGTCAAATTTTTCAGCCGTTCCCGCCTCCAACCGAAGTTCCGACGGACTACCCGCTTAACCCGCCAACGATGCCCGATTTACAAGACTTCGAGGTCATACCGGGACAGAGCATTTTAGACAAGGCCGCAGACGCAGGAACTTTAATTCGTCTTGCTGACGGCACAGAGATGCGTGTCGGGTTTTTTGGGGAACACAGCCCTCTTCAACAGGCTTATCTTAATGCTTTGCAAGAGAGACGTGCGGCGGCTACACCAACACCGGCACCGACACCTACTCCGATGCCAACACCAATGCCTACGCCTACGCCTACGCCCATGCCGGTAAATCCGTTTCAAAGGCCTGAAGCTCCTTCGGCACCTACGCCTCAACCGGTTAATCAGTATTCGGCTCCTCCCGTAATGCAAACAGGGCCGAGTATGACGCCTATAACAGATTTTTCTTTTTATCAGGCACCACAACAAGAAATAGCTTTGACGCCCGCAGAAGTGTTGGCGCGGGCTAGAAATCCTTTTAACCGACCCACATAGGAGACTAGAATGAAAAGCGCAGTAAAGATTGTAACGAATAAGCCGGGTGCGGCACCCAAGGCAGTAGAATATGCTGACATCAAGGGTCAGGGTCGCATTCCTTATGGCAAAACAGCCGATGTAAAGGTCCCGATGACCATGGGCCGTGCAACGGTTCGTGGCATGGGTGCTGCTATAAAAGGCGGAGATTACAACAGTTGTAGTTGATGCCTTTATCTAGGGGAACAAGCATGATTGGGGGCAGGAGGTATGGATCCAGTAACGGCGATGGCCACGGCGTCAGCCGCTTTCACAACTATTAAAAAAGGGTTTGCTGTCGGGCGCGACGTTGAGTCGATGATGTCCGATATTGGCCGTTGGATGGGTGCCCTCTCAGACCTCGACCAAGCTGAACGCGAAGCCAAAAACCCCCCTATTTTCAAGAAGCTGTTTGCAGGTAAAACTGTTGAGCAAGAGGCGATGGAGGTTTTTGCGGCTAAACGCAAGGCCCAAGCCCAGCGCGATGAGCTAAAACAGTGGATTAGTCTGACTTTGGGTCAATCGGCGTGGAATGACCTTGTCGCTACTGAGGGCAAAATTCGTAAGCAGCGGCAGGAGACGTTGTATCGGCAGCGCGAGAAGCGGCGCAAGTTCATAGAGATCATTGCTTGGATTGTGCTGATCAGCATTGGCGCGACGGTTTTGACTCTATTTGTAATTTTGCTAAAGGCGCACACGGCGCAGGCTGCGGAGCAGATGACCCTTTGCCGTAAGGTGAAGTGTGAAAAACTGGAAGACCGTCAGATGGTCTGCATCTTCCGTGGGCAGAACAACACCATTGAGTCCCAGTTTTTTGGGTATGGGGAGTTTATACCACAAGAATACCAGTGCAAGTATGATCCCAAAGCTCGAAAGGACATAACAATACAGGAAACGCTTAAAGAAATACGGGAGAGCCAGAAATGAGTCCAAAGAAGTTTCAGAAAGACACGACCTACGCAAAATACGATTTGGACGGGGATGGGGAGATCACCGACGACGAACTGGCTCATGCCAAGGAGATTCGTCAGGCGGAGCATGAGTTACGTAAGCTACGGGCTCAGAGGCGCATGGCGACGGCCTGTTTGGCGGCTATGGGCGCGTTTACTACGGCCATGTTTTTTGTAGAAATAGAGCGCGTAGAGGCTCTGGCAGATATCAGTAATCTGTTTTACATCTCTGGAGCAGGTATTGTCGGGGCGTATATGGGTACGACCGCTTGGATGAGTCGTAAATGATTCATGTGTTTGTGTTATTGCTCTACATAGGTCAAGGTGACGGCAAGCGGTTGGTAAGCGGCGATATGTACTTTTATAACATCAAAGAGTGCAACTGGTACGCTTCTCAACTTGTAAAAAGATACGGGAACTATAAATACAGCTATAGGGTGCCGCCGGATTTGAAGGCCACAGCTTATTGTGAGCCCCGGTACATCACGAAAGACAGTATGGAGGTATACTGATGCTACAAGCACTTATTGGCCCGGTTACAGGGCTTCTGGACAAGTTCGTTGAGGACAAGGACCAGAAAGCAAAGCTGGCGCATGAGATCGCTACTATGGCGGAGAAACACGCCCACGAAGCGAACATGGGTCAAATTGAAATCAACAAAGCGGAAGCGCAACATAGGTCTGTTTTTGTCGCCGGTTGGCGACCTTTTCTTGGATGGGGTCTGGCAACGGCCATGATCTGGCACTTTGTGTTAGCTCCTGTGACCATGTTCGGTTTTGCGTATGCCGGTATGGAGGCCCCAGACCTGCCGACCTTTGACATGGACAGTTTGATGACTGTTCTGCTTGGGATGCTCGGTCTTGGTGGTCTTAGAACTGTAGAAAAGGTCAAAGGACTGACTAAGTAATGGAAGCTAATTTTTTCAAAAGTCTGGAAATGGTTTTGAAGCATGAAGGCGGCTTTGTGGACCATCCGGAAGATCCCGGGGGCGCAACGAACAAGGGGATTACGCATAAAACCTATGCGGACTTTCTTGGTCGCCCTCTGGAAGACGTAAACGAGCTGAAGAACATTCCGGACGATCATGTCCAGATGATCTACAAGAACGGGTATTGGGATCGCATTAAGGGGGACGAGTTGCCCGCTGGCGTTGATTTCAGCACGTTTGACTGGGCCGTGAACAGCGGGCCGGGAAGGGCGGCTAAAGCGTTACAGAAGGCGGTTATGGCTACTCAGGACGGTGCGATTGGCCCAAAGACGCTAGAGGCTGTGAAGGAGTATAGCGCCGAAGACATTATTCGGTCTGTCGCAGAGCAGCGCGAGGCTTTTTACAAGAGCCTTCGGACGTTTAACACTTTTGGTAAAGGTTGGTTAAGGAGGAACAAAGAAACGCGTGACTTCTCATTAAGTCTGGTATAAAAACATATCAGATTTAATGCGGAGGTATACGAGTGGATGAAGTGTATTTTGCTGAAGCCGTTTTCAGAATTGTAAGGGAACGGCGTCAGGCTGTTTACGATTTGTTAATTTACGACAATGTGAGCAGCATGGAGCAGTATCGTGAGCTCATGGGCAATCTCAAGTCCCTAGATCACGTGGAACAGGAACTCAAGGGCCTGCTAGAAAAACAGGAGCAAAGCAGTGAATGAAGCGCAAGTAGATCTTGAAGACGTAGCAGAAGGTGTCGCTAACCTTTCATCAGCATACAAAGACGCTACGGACAAAGTATTAGACCCCGAGGCAATCGGCGGTTCTCTCCTAGAACGGATGCCAGATCCCACAGGCTGGCGGCTGTTGATTCTTCCATACCGCGGCAAAGGCCGCACTGATGGCGGTATTTACCTGCCGGACAAGGTTGTGGAGGAGCAAACGGTATCCACACAGGTCGGCTACGTGCTCAAGGTGGGCGCGTTGGCGTATAAGGACGCGGAAAAGTTTCCGGTAGGTCCGTGGTGCGAGCAGGGCGATTGGGTGATGTTTGCCCGGTATGCCGGTTCACGTTTCCGGATTGACGGCGGTGAGGTCCGTATTCTGAACGACGACGAGGTTTTGGCCAAGATCGGCGAACCGGAAGATATTTTACATTTCTAGGAGATGATTATGGCAGAAGAAAAGGATCAGATCGAACTGGATCTGGGCAATGAGACGGAAGTTGAAGTCGAAACTGAAGCTCCGGAGCAGCCGGAGGTAGAGGCTTCGGGTGAAGACAACTTTGACAAAGCGGAAAACGCTACCCAAAAGCGCATTGACCGTCTGACTAAGAAAATGCGGGAAGCTGAGCGTCAGCGGGAAGAAGCTCTGAAGTATGCACAAAACGTGCAGGCTGAAGCGCAGCACTTGAAGCACCGCATGGACTCGTTAGACACGAGCTATGTCAATGAGTACAGTAACCGTGTTCAGACAGAGACGGTTAGCGCTGAACAAGAGCTCGCCCGAGCTATTGAGATTGGGGACACGAACGGTGTTATTGAGGCTCAGAGAAAGATTACGCGTCTTGCCATCGAAAACGACCGTGCTCAACAGGCTAAAATGCAGCAGGAGCGCTACGCTCAACAGGTTAGAGCGCAGCAGCAAGCGCAGGTCAATCAGCCTATGCCGCAACAACAGCCGCGCCGCCCGGACCCGAAAGCCGAGCAGTGGGCTTTAAGAAACGAGTGGTTTGGTTCAGACGAAGCCATGACGTATGCGGCTTTTGGTATTCACAAAAAGTTGGTTGAAGACGAAGGGTTTGACCCGCAGTCGGATGACTACTATACTGAACTCGACAGGCGTATGCAGGGCGAGTTTCCGCATAAGCTTAACGGTAGAAGCAGACGGCCCGCTCAGACGGTTGCTTCGGTATCCCGCAGTTCTGGGCGCAGTAGTGGGAAAAAGGTTAGACTCACCCCTAGCCAAGTCGCGATAGCGAAG